CGTTTGCCACAAGGACAGTGAATACTTGGAAGGCAGCGCATACATGGACTGGCTTATGGATCGCAGCGCCCTGTCCAGGATGATTAGCGGCGCTGTGCGCTGTGGATTCAACCCGGTCGCGCTTATGCAACCTAACAAGCCCTTGATTGCTAAACCGTTGCCGCCTGAACCACGGAGCGACGGCAGTGCATAAACCCCGCGTCCTTAAAAAGTCTAGGAAATCTTGGGAACGGTTGTAAAGTAAGGAAGGATTGGCTAATCAACAGGCCGAGCGCAAGTGTGGGTGTCATCTGGTAGATCTCGTAATACATGGAGGACTCCTATGAAGGAAGCGACAAACGAATATGCTGCGGAATATGAGCACGGCGGCAGCAAATGGGCTCTGAACTTCTTCGCCAGAGATAGCGAGGATGCAGCCGCGAAGATCGCCAACTTGAGAGCGACGGTCCAATTGGTTGGGCAGATAGCAAGCCGAGTCCCTTGCCAGTCTATTCCGCCGCAGTATGTAGATGCATCCTCTACTTAGATGGCGGGTTTACCAGTAGAGCAAGGACGCTCTCCAGAGTCGGTTTAGGGCGCGACGAAGTTAATCCGCCGATACATCTGAGACTTGAGGATAGGCCCGAGGGTGGCAGCGTTGACCGTGGGGATGTGGAAAGAACGCTTGTCGCCCTGACGCTCCACCAGGGAAACGATCTTCATCTTGTGCTGAAAGCCCTTGAAGGTCTTGGCGGGGTACTTGATGCCCTCGTCGTCAGTGCCAGCGCCCCAAAAGGTTTCGTCGGCCTCAACGATACCAGACGAACCGGGGCCGCCCAGAGGCTTGGAGTTGTCGGCGGTCATGGCTTCACGGATGCGATGGGCCATGAACCAGGCTGTTTTGTAAGACACGCCCAGCATGCGTTCAAGCTGCTTGGCGGAAATGCCCTTCTTGCTGGCCGCCATCAGGTGGACAGCTTGGAGCCACAGATGCAGGCCAACTTTGGAGCGCTCAAACACCGTGCCCACGGTCACGGTGAAGGGTTCGCGGCAATCTGTGCACTTGTAGAGGCCGGGACGGGCTGACTTGCCAGACAGGGCGTAGTGGTCGCCAATCACGCCACAGTGAGGGCAGATGCGGCCATTGGGCCAGACCTGAGATTCCAGATAGACGCGGGCAGCGTCAGGGTCTTGGAAGTGAGGTTGATTGAGGATTGCGGCCATGGAGGCACCTATGAATTATTTGGGTCTTTTGAATCAGATTGAACGCGGCTTTGAAAGCCTTCCATCTGCTTCTGAAATTCAGCGAGGAATTGATCTGAAAGGTCGGCAGAGTTCAGCCACTCTGCCGTTAGCCGCTCCCCAAACTCCTTCATCGTTGCCGACAAAGCCTGTTGGTTCGGATGCAGATCGATGAGTGAAAACAGAACCGCACGCATTGCGGCCATCTGCGCATTGATTCTTGAGCGGTATTCGATCAGTTCTTCATCAGTCATGACGTCACTGTAATTATTTATGGTGGTGACGTCAAGTACATATTTCGCCGGGAAAGACCGGGAACCCAACACACAGCCCGCAGGCCCACGCCTAGCGGGCTTTTTCGTTTCCGCTGGGCGCCGACCCCGATCCTCAACCACCCCAAAGGTCGTAAGGGTCGCGCCGCCCAGCCCCTACATCCCCGCAAATCCAGCAAGTCACTGAGCCCCCGCCTCTCCCTCGGGTCGGCAAGGCCAAGCTGGCCCCCACGGCCGAGGGCAATTGACCGTAGCGGATTCTGGGCGTGGCCGTTTTCATATCCGGCAGGGGCCGCCCAAGGCCGCACCCATCTTTACCAGTTGTCTCTCGTTGGGCAGTAACTTTGCAGTTGCCACCCAACTTCATGCCCGCCGATTTAACCCGGTGGGCTTTTTTACATCCGGCCCAGCCGGGGGAAAGGCCCGTGTGGACCTCATACCCGCGTTGATTCTTTCAAACCCCTGGCTGACAGCGGCGCTTTTGGCGCTGGCCGCCTTGCTGACGGCAACAGGGCGTGCCGCCGCAATCCAGGCGCTGCTGTGGCTGGATTGCCTTGTCAACGCCATCTTGGGCGGTTCGATCAAGGAAACACTGTCAAGCCGCGCGCACAGGATGCGGGTCAAGGGGCACAGGTACTGGGGGTGGACCGCAGACGCCATCGACACCCTGTTTTTCTTCCAGCCCGACCACTGCCGAAAGCAGTATTGGCGCGAAGTGGCCGATGGGTGGCATGACTGATGGAACTCTTGAGCGCAGCCCTGTCCGCGTTTGTTGGCAAGGCCGACATTGGGCACCTGGCGATGCTGGTGCTGTCGGGTGTGCTGCTGTACCTGCTCGTGGACGAACGCAAAACAGGCAAGGCCAATGCCGCAGCGCTGGCCGCCGCGTTGGACCGCAACACGGACGGCAACAGAGAAGTGGTCAAGTTGGTGGACAGTCTGGCCGACAAGGTGATCGAGGCCCTGCACCGCACGGATCTGCACCTGGCCAGAAGCGGGAGCCGGGAATGATGGATTGGCTGCGCAAGTGGCTCAAGGCCAAATCCAATAAAGCCCTGGCCGAGGCCTCCAAGCGGCATGAAGCGCAGTCAATGGCCTGCATCGCTGACCTGAAACGAACAGCCCAGTTCATTCAGGAGATGGCGGCAGAGCAAAAGCGGCCGATGCCAGAAGGCCACCATGAGCACCATTAACTTGGCTGTGCTGGCGCTGTACCCGGCCGTGATCGTCTTCGGGTGGCTGCCCGTGTGGCTTTACGCCTTCAATGTGCTGTTGCCTGCCTGGCGGCGTGGGCAACTGAACATTTTGGAGCATGCCCTGATTGTGGCCGTGGTGGCATATGCCAGCGCCGATCTGACGGAGAACATTTTCTACGGCACAGCTCGCATCTTCCCGGAGCAATTCGACTGGATTCAATCAGTTTTGCCGTGGGTGGGTGCGATGAAAGTGATCATCCTGATGGCTGGCGTTTTCGCTGTCGCCGCATATGAAAAGTCGGTGCACGGCCGCACCAGTCTGCCCCGCCTGGCGGCCGTGGCGCTTGCCATCTGGACGGCTGCATTTTTCTGGCTGATGACAAGGGGGTGAAATTGAACTACCCAATCAACGACGCCGGCATTGACCTGCTGAAGGCATCAGAAGACTTCATTGGCCGCGCCTACCCTGACCCAGTATCCCCTCTGGGCAAGGCGCTGCAGGCAAAGGGTCTGTGGCGCTCCGTGGTGTACCGCGGCATGGAGATCCCCAAAAGCCTGGCCAGCCTGAGCGGCGCCCCGTGGACCATCGGTTACGGCTTCACCAAGGGCGTCCAGCAGGGCGACGTGATGACCCGGCCCCAGGCTGACTACCGGCTGGCCGTCGAGCTCAAGACCGAGTATGTGGACCCCATCAAAGCCGCCTGCCGGGTGGAGCCGAACGAGAACCAGTTGGCCGCCATGGCGTGCCTGGCCTGGAACATTGGCGTCAACGGCTTCAAGCAGTCCACGGTCCTGAAAGCCCACAATCGTGGTGACTTCGCTGCAGCGGGCCGCGCCTTCGCGCTGTGGAACAAAGCGGGAGGCAAGGAATTTGCTGCACTGACGGCCAGACGCCATGCCGAGGCTGGGTTGTACGCCAAGCCGGTGGAAGACGCCGAGCCCATCCCGATGCCCCAGACGGTGGACACCGAGAGCACGATGAAGACCTCGACCATTGCCACAGCGGGCACCGCAACTGCTGCGGTATCGGCTGTGTCGGTGGCCAGCCAAGTGGCCCAAGACGTGGCCAGCATCCGGGACGCGCTGGGCCCGTGGATGGGCTACGCCATTCTGGCCGCCGCCGTGATTGGCCTGGCGACCGGGGCCTACATCGTGATTGAGCGCCTGCGCCAAAGAAAAGGCGGGTGGGCCTGATGTTCGCCCTGTTGAGCCCGCGCCTGTGGATTGCGGTCGCACTGGCTTTGGTGCTGGCCACGACCAATTTCATGGCCTACCGATCGGGCAAAGCCGCGGTGCGCGCCAGTTGGGATGCCGAGAAGGCCGCCCAGGCGGTGGCCCTGGCCAAAGCCAACGAACAAGCCCGCGCCCAAGAACAAGCCCGCCAAGCCAAAGTAACGGAGGCCCTGAATGCTGCCAACACCCGAGCCCGCAAGGCTCAAGCCGCTGCTGCTGCTGCCCGCGCTACTGCTGACAGCCTGCGCGACGACCTCAATACCGCTCGTGCCGACTTGCCCGGCGCTTCCTGCGCCTCCACTCGCGGCTACGCCGCAGCCCTCACAACCGTATTTGGAGAGTGCACAAGAGAAGTTGAACGACTGGCGGCAGCGGCTCAAGGTCACGCCTCTGACGCCCTGACCCTTCAGCAAGCGTGGCCAAGGGGCAATCCATGAAGACCTTGATCGCCATTGCAGTCCTGGCCGCCAGCCAGATCGCCGCCGCTGACTGGGTGTACCGAGAGGGCAAATCCACCTTGCGCCTGACAGATGCCCCTTGCGCCAATGCCGAGGTGCTGGACAGGCTGCCTGACTACATCAAGCCCTTGATGCTCCAAGGAACGGCCATTCTGCAAGGCCACGCATTCGCACCATGCTGGGTGCCGTACAAGCGCGACTTCATCTACCTAGCCTACCCCGATGGGGACCAGGGGATGCTGCTGAAGTCTGAATTCAAAAACGAGCCTGGCATCTGAGCCCAGAAAGACACACATGGACAACCCATTCGCCAACGGCCAGACCGACCCCACCGCCACCCCCGAGGGTGGGGCAGAAGCCGGGTACTGCATTGAAATCTACGTGCACCCCGATGGCACTTACAAAGTGACCCGAGAAGACAAGCCCGAGCCCCCGGCCATGGAAGGCATGGAGGGGGAGACCGATGGCCAGACGGTCAACAGCCTGGACCAGGCCCTGGAAATCGCCCGTGGCCTGGCCGAAGGCCCCCAGGAGGCCCCCATGGACGCAGCCCGGCGCGGCTACGACAAGGCCCGCCGCCCCCAGATGAGCATGGGCGGCATGACACCGGCCAAGGTGTTCGGGGAGTGAGATGACCAAGGCGCCGGCAAAGAAGGTCGCGCCCAAGGTCAAGGCCAGCAGTTCCAAGCAGGCCGCAGCAGACCGACGCCACTTGTTTGTTGAGGCTTACATGGCCAACGGCGGCAACGCAACCCAAGCCGCTTTGTCAGCCGGATTCGCAAAGAAGAGCGCTCACTCACAAGGACATGACGCCCTTAAACATCCGGAAACTATCCGTATGCTTGACGAACGGCGCAAGAATCTTGCTCAAAAGTACGAGTTGACGACAGAAAACGTGCTCAAGAGCTTGGCGCAGGCGGTGCACTTTGACCCTCGAAAGTTGTACAAAGAGGACGGGTCGTTGAAGCCAATCAACGAACTGGACGAAGACACGGCCATGGCTTTGTCGGGTTTCGAGGTGCTTGAAGAGTTTGCGGGCCGCGGCGAGCAGCGCATGAGCATCGGCTACACCAAGAAGGTCAAGTGGCTGGACAAGAACGCAGCACGGGACCAGGCCATGAAGCACCTGGGCTTGTTTGAGAAAGACAACCAGCAAGCCAACCCGCTGGGCGACGTGCCCCGCGAAGCCTTGAAGGCCCTGGTGCTGAAGTTGGGTGGTGGCCTTGGGCGCCATTGATTTGTCCTGGGTTGACGCCCTGAGCGATGCCGAGAAAGCCGCTTTACTGGCCAGCGCGCAGGATGTGTTGAGCAAAACGCAGTTGGCCGACTATGTGGCTTACCCGAAGCAAAGGGAGTTTCACAAGGCTGGCGCTGACCCGGCAGTCCGTGAGCGGCTGCTGAAAGCCGGCAACCAGCTTGGCAAGACGTGGAGCGCAGGGTTTGAGACGGCCATGCACTTGACCGGGCAATACCCGGACTGGTGGGATGGGGCGACATTCCCTCACCCTGTAGCCTCGTGGGCTGCCGGTGTGACAAGCGAGGTGACGCGGGATTCGGTGCAGCGGGTGCTGTGTGGACGATCCAACGCCATCGGGACCGGTGCGATACCTGCCGACGCGATCAAAGACAAGAGCATGAAGCGCGGTGTCGCCGATGCTGTGGACACGCTGATCATCCGCCACGGTGGCGGTGGCGACGTGCAGGCAGGGGAAAGCACGCTGGGCTTCAAGAGCTACGATCAGGGCCGGGAGAAGTTCCAGGCCGAGACATTGGATATTGTGTGGCTGGACGAGGAACCGCCACTGGACATCTATTCGGAGTGTCTGACCCGCACCAATGCGACGGACGGTATCGTGTACATGACCTTCACACCGCTGCAGGGCATGAGCGAAGTGGTGAAGCGGTTCCTGGTGGAGAAGGTGCCCGGAACCCACGTCACGAACATGACGATTTACGACGCGCTGCACTACACCGATGCGAAGCGCGCGGCAATCATCGCCAGCTACCCGGCCCATGAGCGCGAGGCACGCGCCAACGGCACGCCGATGCTGGGTTCTGGTGTGATTTACCCGGTAGACCCGGCTTCAATCAAGGTCAAGCCCTTTGCCATCCCGGAACACTGGCCGCGCATCGCGGGCATTGACTTTGGCTGGACGCACCCGACCGCTGGCGCATGGCTGGCGTATGACATGGACAGCGATACGGTCTACTTGTATGACGTGCACCGGGCAAAAGAGCAAACGCCGCAGGTTCACTCCATCGCGTTCAGAGGCCGGGGCACATGGATACCCGTTGCATGGCCGCATGACGGCGAGAACAAGACGGCATCGGGTGCAGGCAAGCCGCTGGCCCAGCAGTACCGGGATGCCGGGGTGAACATGCTCAAGGCCCGAGCCACACTGCCTCCCGAAAAGGGCAAGGAAGAAGGTACAGGATCAAACAGCGTAGAGGCTGGAATCATGGAGATTCTGGACCGCATGCTGTCTGGCCGCTTCAAGGCGTTTGAACACCTGGAGCCATTCTTTGAAGAGCTGCGGATGTACCACCGCGAGGACGGGAAGATCGTCAAAGTAGATGAAGACGTTCTCGACGCCGTGCGGTACGCAGTGATGATGCTTCGGCACGCCAAGTTGCCAGAAGTGAAGAGACGACGCACAAACATCTGGGTCCCCAAAGACCCCGGCATGGGTTACTGAGCCACCTCCGGGTGGCTTTTTCATTTGTAAGGAGCCTTCTATGGCAACCGTGAATCCGACCGTCACCGATTTGGTGGGAAACGGTCAAGTCATCAAAGTGGTTTGGCCTTTGACAACGGACAACTCGGACGGGGCACCTCTGCACCCCAAGTACATGGAGTATTCAGATCGCACGATCTACTTCATCGGGACGTGGGGCGGCGCAACGGCGGCGCTTCAAGGTGGCGATGGGCATGCTTGGCTGCCTTTGACCGATCCTCAGGGCAACGCGATCAGCAAGACCACCGACGCAATCGAGGTGGTGACCGAGATCCCTGAATGGTGCCGACCAAATCTGACAACGCCAGGCGCTGGCGCAACAGTGACCGTGACCATGATTCTTCGCCGCGGATTCCGCAAAGGGGCAATTTGATGACCAAAGCACATGATGCAGCCGACGCCATCAAGCGCATGGCAAAGCAGTACGAACTGATGAAGTTCGCCGCAGAAGCTCTTGAGCAGATCGGCTCGCTCGAACAAGCAACATCTGAGGCACAAGCTGCCGCAACAAAGGCGGCAGGAGAGCGCGATGCCGCCCTGTCCGAGCGCGATGCCGCTGTCTTGGCCGCGCAGCATGCCCAGGCAGAGGCGACTGACATTGTTCAGCAATCCAAGTTTGAGGCTGAGGTGAAGGCGGCAGACATTTTGCGGTCGGCTGAGGCAGCGGCAGAAACCAAACTTGCCACGGCAGAACGCAACGCACTGGAGATGATTGCCTCGGCTTCTGCCCAAGTGGACAAGATGAGGGCAGCGGCAAGCGCAATTCAAATCGAGATCGACAAGCTGCGCGACGATGCTCAAGCAGCAGAGGCTGCCGCGCAAGCCGCCACCGAAAAGGCCAACGATGCCGAGATGCGCCTGGCCAGAACGCGGTCTGCCATAGCCAAGCTGGCGGAGGTGTAAATGCCAAAAGCAACCAACACATCCAACAACCTGCTCAAGTTGCTGTTCAACGCAACCGCGTGGGCCAACATTGCAGACAATGCGGCTGCATCGCCGCTCACCAGCCTCTACATCAGCCTGCACACCGCAGACCCTGGCGTTGGTGGTGCGCAGACCACCAACGAAACGACCTACACCAACTACGACCGCGTTGCCGTGGCCCGCACCAGCGGCGGGTGGACGGTCACTGCCAACAGCGCGGCCAACACGGCACTGGCGCAGTTCGCGCAGTGTGGTGTTACCGGCGCGACCATTACGCATGTGGCGATTGGTACGGCCTCCAGTGGCGCGGGGAACGTGCTGTACGCCGGGGCGCTGAACAGTTCGTTGGCCGTTGCCAACGGCATTCAGCCGCAGTTCGCTGCCAGCGCACTCGCCACCACTGAAACCTGACATGCAAGCCATCCCACCCGCACAGCAGGCCGCCGAGGCGCAGCAGGCCAACCCCGTCTACACATGCGCTGACTGTGGAGAGGCCGTTGTCATCTTCGACGGCAAGACCTTCAAAACATGCGAGCACACCGACGCGGCCGTACTCGCCAACATGGCGGCTGTTGTGAGGGGTTCCGGTGGGCTTCTCTAGCGTCAAAGATTACGCCGAATCGTTCACCAACGGGCGCTATTGGCAGTCGTTCATCAACAAGACCGGCTCGCCCATTCTCCCCGCGGCGGGGTGGTGGGGCGACCTGTCAATGGCGGCTGGCACGCCCAAATACAACGCCTACGTAGGCACGCAAGGGCAGGGCACGCCGCTCATCGGCTCGGGCAACTTTGGCATCTACGCGGGCGAAAACGTCGCCCCCATGACCAAGCACCTTAATCGCATCCTGCTGAGCACCAACGGCGCAACATTTGCGCCCGCCAAAATGGTGCTGTGTGATTACGTGTACTTTTACCCGATGATCGACATGGACAGCACGGATGTGCAGGAGTTGGACAGCACCACCAACCCCATGCCGCGCTTCAACGCTGGCAAAGACCTCAACGCCATGTTGGTCACCACCACCCCGCAAACCAGCAGCGCAAGCTGCACCATCACCTACACCAACCAGAGCGGCGTGCCTGGCCGGGTATCAACCTTCAACGTGCTGGGTCCCTCGAACGTGGGCAACTGCAATAGCAGCCTGTCGGCTGCGGCTGGCGGGCAAAACCCGTTTATCCCGCTGGCCCAAGGCGACTACGGCATCCAGTCCATTGACACCATTCAGATGGGCGCATCGGCGGGCGGATTCTGCGCCATCGTCATCTGCAGGCCTCTGGCCTCTGTGCTCATTCGGGAGCAAAACACCGCGACCGAGCACTTCTTTTTGCGGCACAAGCCGAGTCTGCCTCAATTCGAGGACGGCGCGTACCTGAGCTTTGTGTTTTCCAGCGGCGTTGCTGCCGCGTCGTCGCAAATTCGCGGCGAAATCGAACTGTATTGGGGGTAGATCATGGGCTTTAGCTCGATGGACGACTTTGTCAACAAGGTCACAAACAGCGGCAAGTTCTGGCGCGCTGACTGGAACAAGATTACGGGCGCGGCGGCGTACACCGCAGGGCGTTGGTATGACCTATCGGGCCTCAACGGCACACCGGTCGCAAACGCATTCACAGGCACGGCGCTGGCCGCGCAAGTCCCAACCGACACCACTGGTTTTGGCTTGTGGCATGGCGGCAACGTGTCCACCGACACCAAGCACCTCACCAACATTGGGGCCTATAGCGCGGTGGCAACGGCGGTCCCTGGTGTGTTGATGCTGTGCGATATGTGCCTGTACTACCCCGGCATCAACATGAACGTGGCGACGGCGCAGACGCTCAACAACACCAATACGCTGACCCGATACACCACGGGCGCGGGTTTGCGGGCTGCGCTGGTGGTGACAGCCACCACGGGCGCTACTGCACACAACCTGAGCATGAGCTACACCAACCAGGCGGGCACAGCGGGCCGCGCCTTGCCCGTCACAGTTTCTTGCACCGCGTCGGCCATTGTTCCGCACATCACGCACAGCGGCACAGCGGCCAACAACTACGGGCCGTTTTTGCCATTGGCTTCGGGCGACACCGGCATTCGCTCGGTGCAGTCCGTCACCCTGTCGGCTGCGTCCCTGGCGGGTACGGCAGCGCTGTGCCTCTACAAACCGCTAGCAACCCTGCCAATCACCACGCTCGGCGTTGCCGCAGAGCGCGACCTCATGAACCAGCTCCCCAGCTTGCCGCAAGTGCAAGACGGCGCCTGCCTGACGTGGCTGTACTTCCCCGGCGCGGCGACCGCAGCAAGTACCAACCTCTACGGCTATTGTGATTTCACCTGGGGTTGATAGGTGCTGAAACAAAACACCACGATCTGGGCGCAATACCCGTTTCGCGGTATTGGCGGCACATTCTCGGGTGAGCGCACCATGTGGGACCAGGCTGAGCGGCGCAACAAGTTTGTGGGCGAAGCCGGATGGAACCCGCGCTGCGGCATGCCATCGGGGCACCTTGCGCCGTCAAGCTGGAACCTGCCCCAAAAGTCGGGCGGCATGAGCGCGTATACCTCTGTGGTGGGGGTTGGCTCGGCTTCTGGTGTTGGTGCGTTGGGGTTGAATGCCGGGGCCGCTCTGTCTGGTTCTGGTGGCGTCACCAGCGCCACAGCGCAATTGGTCATCAGCATGGTGGCCAACCTTGCGGGGTCAGGCACCGTTGCGGCGGCAGATCTGCGCGGATACCTCAATGCGGTTGCTTCGCTGTCGGGTTCAAGTCAAACCGCCGCCGCAATGAGTGCCATCGCCTGGGCTGCGGCGGCGATAGATGCGGCAGGCGACATCACAAGCGCCACCCCTTTTGCCACCGGGTCACTACAGGCCACCATCTTGAGCTATGGCGCGCTCACGCCGGAAGGAATTCGAGACACCGTTTGGGGGGCCAATGCCGCCTCGAACAACGTGGTGGGAACGATGGGCCAAAAACTCAACAGCGCGGCCAGCGGTGGCGTGGATTACACGGCGCTCGGGCAGGCCGTGTGGGCGCAAGCAGTTGAAGCTGGATTGAGTGCATCCGAGGTATTGAGGATTGTCGCCGCTGCATTGGCAGGGAAAGTTTCTGGCGCTGGCACTGGCTCGGAAGTTTTCAAGGGGCTTGACGGCACAACCGATCGGATCACATCAACGGTAGATGCATCTGGAAACAGAACATCGGTAGTCACTGATGGCACTTAATCATTTCCGAGCCAATCACTTCAAAGCCAAAAGCCTTGCCACGACGGGGTTCGGCTCTTTCATTGCAGCAGCAGTTCATTGGCTTGCAATGGCCCGTCGCCGCGGGCGCAGATAGGAAGATATGAAAACAACAGAGCAAGCGCCAGACTCGAAGATATATGTGCTGGAGGCCTTGGGCACACACTTGGCCGGGCTTCGCAAAAGCGCAATCAATGCCCGTAAGAACTCGGGTATTGAGGATGATTGGCGAGGAGACGAGGAG